GCTCAGCTTTTAACTAAAGCAAATCTAAGTGGAGCAACATTCACAGGTAATATATTAGCTCCAAGTTTATCAGCCACAACTGTTACAGCTACAACCGTTGGTGGTGGAACATTGTATTCAGGCGCAACAGAATTATCATTAATTACAAACGCTCAAATAAATGCGAATAGAGTATTTGTACAACCAGGAAGTAATATCACAACCGGTGGAACTGCAAACTCTCCAATTATCAACGTTGCTACAAGCCCTTCATTTAATGCTTTGACATTATCTGGAATTTTAACAACTTCTTCATATATTAGTTTACCAAATTATTCACAGGTTGATTTTAAAAACACTGCTGGAACAGTTGGGTATGGAGAAATATTCGTAGACAATGCAACAGGAACATATGCTGGTCCAAATGGTATGGTATTTTATTTAAATGGTGCTACAAGAATTGCTATTTTATCTGGTGGGAGTGTGGGGATTGGTACAGCTTCTCCTTCTCAAAAATTAGAAGTAAACGGTAGTGCTATAGCTAATACTTTTAGTGCTGTTACAATAAGCGCTTCCACTTCTGTTACTTCTCCTTTAGTTATTGGTGGAACTTCTACAACTCAAGCTTTAACTTTTAAACCCACAACTGGTGTTGCTGGTGCAGGTGCTGATATTATTTTTAAAGGTGGTACTGATGGTGGTACTGAATTTATGAGGATTTCTGGGCAAACTGGATATGTTGGGATTGGCACAGCAACCCCTTCAAGCAAATTAGAAGTTAAAGATGGCATTTTTCAATTATCTGATTCTGATTTAGCTCACGGTATGACAGCTATAACACCAACAAACGTGTATGGTTATATGGGTCCAATTTCCAGTACATTAGGTGGATTGAATGTTGTTGGAATAAGTAGCGGTGATACAAAGGCATTAAATATCTATGCTATTATTGGATCAAGTAATCCAACTGATACAACACCAGCAGCCACTATTATTGGTGGCAAAGCTAATGGTACAGCTTGGCAAGCACTTTCTCCTTCTGAAACATTGTTGCAAATTAAAAATTTTACAACAAATTTAGTAACAGTTTTAGGTGGTGGAAACGTAGGCATAGGAACAGTTACTCCTGGTTATAAATTAGATGTACAATCATCTACCGTTTCAGTACAAGCAAACATTGGTAGTGCTGTACAATCTTCATACACAGAATTAATATTTACCGCATCAGGTGGAACCTCTGAAATTTTTAAGAATGGTTCAGGCAATGTTGGTTATGGTGGCGTTAGTTCATTAAATTTTTATCATAGCGCAGCTAAACCATTCGCTTTTTTTCATACATCTACCGAGTTAATGAGAATACACACAAATGGTTATGTAGGAATTGGGACAGCAACGCCTGCAGATAGATTAGTAGTAAAAGGTTCTGGTACAGGTAGTGTCCTTATTGACAGTTGGTCTTCAAATACAGCTTATGGAGTAATTAGTCTTAATGGTTTAAATGGTTTAGGTTCAAATTTTTATAGTGCACCGGGAAAATCATTGTATATTAATAGACAAACTGGGTTAAATATACATTTTAGAGAGAACAACGTTGATCAAATGATATTATCAACAGGTGGAAATGTCGGAATAGGAATTTCACCTACTAATCCGCTTCACATAAGTAAAGATGAAGTTAGTTATTTGCTTGATGGAATTAAGATAGACAGGAAAACAACTACAGCATTTAGTCTTATTAATACATCCCAAGGTGTTTCAAATTTCATTGCAGGTGATTCAGGAACATATGGATATACTTATTTCCAAAGAACTAATGGAACTACTACTGCTCCAAGTATGGTTATATTACCTTCTGGCAACGTTGGAGTTGGAATTCCTAATCCAGTAACCTTACTTGAAATAACCGGTAGTTCAACAAATAGTTCATTGAAAGTAGGAAGTATAGAACTCCAAGGATATGCAGTAAGTGATGTAATGATAAGTGACAATATTTATTACAATGGTGGTTGGAAATATAGAGCTAATGGTTATGGCAATGTTATTGAAATGGCTAATGGTAATTTTTATTTTTATACTGCTCCAAGTGGTGCTACCGGTGCAGCAACATTAAGCACAAGAATGTTCATTAGTCTTGCTGGTAACGTCGGCATAGGAACAACAACGCCACTTCTCAAAACTCATATTAAAGGAACAGCATCTTATCCCTCATCATCTGGACAAATTGCAAATGGATTATTTGTTTTAGATGGATCTCAGGATGAAGTAATGACAATGGGGGTAGGTAATGCTTCCCCATACGGAAGTTGGATTCAAGCACAAAATTTAACTAATTCTAACACAACCAGACCATTAAGTTTGAACCCTAACGGTGGTAACGTCGGCATAGGAACAACTTCCCCTTCTCAAAAATTAGAAATAAGTGGTAGTGCAATAGCCAATACTTTTAGTGCTGTTACAATGTCAGCAAGTACATCATTGATAACACCACAAATTTATGGCAGTAATGCAGCTAATGGTGTTATAACAATTGATGGTACAAGTAATGCAACAAAAACTACTAGCTATGTTAATCTACAACCAACTGGTGGTAATGTAGGTATTGGAATAACAACCCCAACAAGTATTCTACACATCAAAGGCACAGATGTTAATCAATTTCAAATATCAAGTAATACAGGTGGCGCTAATGTTGCAACATTTTTAAATTTAGAAAGTGCAACCAATACAGGTTCTGCATATTGGGACATTAACAGAAAGACTGTTGATGGTATTTTTGGTTCTACAGTCGCAACGCATTCTAGAATCACCATGCAATCATCGACTGGATCTGGCTATATATCTTTCAGAACTTCCAATACTGATAATACACTTGCACCAGAAGTAATGAGAATTGCCGGTACTGGAAGTGTAGGCATAGGAACAACCACCCCCTCTCAATTATTACAAGTAGGAAGTTCAGCATCAACAGCAAATCAATACATTAGAATAGATGCAGCAAATGGGTATCAATCAGCTTTAGAATTTACAAATGCAGCAACACAAAAATGGGTTATATATAGACCTGCAAGTTCTAACGATTTGAATATTTATAACCCTACCGTAGGAACTGTAATGGCATTTTCTCAAACAACTGGAAGTATTGGAATAGGCACAACATCATTTGTTACCAACGCAAAACTTTCAATAAAAAATGGACATATTCAAAGTCAACAGGATTAAAAAAATTTAAAAATTATGGGATATGAAAATTTAAAACTATTTAATAAATAAAATGGCTTTACCAACAATTGGACATACAAGAGGAATATCTTCTTCTTCAATTAATAAAGCAACAGATGTTGCTGGAAATGTAACTTTTGCATTAAGTTCTTCTATAGCAAGTACTGTAACTATTTCATTTGGTTATACATATGGTATTGCTCCAATTGTTATAATTTCTCCAATAAATTCAGTTTCAGCAACTGATTCTTCTTTAATTTATGTTACAAGCACACAAAATGATTTTACAATTAATATTAGCGCTGGTGCTAATATTACACTTAGTCATTCATATAATTATCACGCTTTTGAAACTCAAACAAATAATGCATCTGGTTTAACTATAGCAACCGGTGCGGCAGCAACAACATCTAGTAGAACAAATGCAACAGATATTGCTGGTCATTTTTCAATTACTCCAAAATTAAATAATGCAGGAACTGGAGCAACAATAACATATGGTTATACTTATGCAACTGAACCAATTATTGTAATAAGTCCAACAAATGTTTTAGCAGCCATAGATAATATATGTGTTTATACAACATCATATTTAAATAAATTTATTGTAAATACAACTTCTGCTATTTTAGCAGAAGTTCATACTTATGATTATCACATTATTGAGACTCAGTCAAATAATGCTACATTTAATGCAATAACAACTACTACTTACGTCGCAGGTTCACAATCGAGAACTAAATGTACAGATGTGGCAGGTAATGTACAAATAACTCCAACTACAGCAGCAGGAACTGTAACATTTCCATTTGGTTATTTATATGTAACAGCACCTATAGTTGTAATTTCTGCTACCAATTCAGCAGGAGCAGTTAGGATGAATTCAACTTACGTAACTTCAACTACTTCGTCTTTTACATTAAATTTAGGTGTAGGAACAACTGATGTAGCAAATTTCACATATCACGTAATAGAAACTATCATATAAAACAATTAATAGTTTTTTATATTTATAAAAAAGAATAATAATGGCAAAGGATATAGAATTAAAAATAAAAATAGATACCGGTCAAGCATCTCAAAATGTTGGAAAAGTTGTTGATGAAATGACTCGTCTAAAAAAAGAGACTAAAGCTGCCATGTCTGATGCCATAAAAGGAGTTGCTGGTGCTTCTGAAAGAGTTGCTGAATTAAAAGATAAAATGGAAGACCTTAATGAAGCTACAAATTCATTAAAAGGGTCAGGAATTGAAAAATTAAACTCATCTTTAGGATTATTAAAAGAAGGATTTGTAAACGCAGACCCAGGAAAACTTGGAGCTGGATTTAAAGTTTTGGGTTTAGCAATGAAAGCTATTCCAATTTTTCTTTTAATTGAGGGAATTAAATATGTAATTGAAAATTTTGAAAAACTAACTCAATCAGGTGGTTTAATAGGAAAAGTTTTTGGATTTATTAAAGATGTAATTGATACAGTTATTCAAGCTTTTAAGGATTTAACTGATTGGTTAGGAATAACTAATAATGCTATTGAAGATAATGCTGAAAAAACAATAGAAGCGTCTAAAAAAGCAGGTGCAGCAGTAACACAAAGATATGATGATGAAATAAAACTTGCTAATGCAGCCGGAAAAGATGTTACTACACTTGAAATCAAAAAACAAGAAGCTGTTATTGAAACTGCGAGAGTTCAAGTTAATGCATTAAAAGCTGTTTATGAAGCGAATGGAACTTTAACTAAAGCTCAAATGGAGCAATTAGAAACTTTAGTAACAACAATTCATAATGCCGAAGTTGAAATTAAAGCTAAAACCATTGCTAACGAAAAGAAAACATCTGATGAAAAAGTAAAAATAAATAAAGAGTATAATGATGAACATAAAAAAATAGAAGAGGATAAATTAAAAGAAAGTGGTAAAGCTTGGATGGCTGAATTAAAAGCTAAAGAAGAAGCAGAAGATGCTAAAATAGAATTAGAAGAAAAATCCTCTTTAGAAAGTTATAGAATAGAACAAGAAAGAATAAAATTATCCGGAGAAGCTTGGATGGCTAAATTAAAAGCTAAAGAAAAAGCAGAAGATGATAGAATTACAAAAGAAGAATCTGATTCATTAAAATCAGTTCAGGATGCAAAAAATAGGCAAGATTCTATGTTCGAAATTGCTAAAACTTCAAATGACTCTTTAATTGCTTTATCTGATTTATTCTTTTCTGTAAAAATGGCAAATACAAGAAAGGGAAGTGCAGAAGAAGAAAAAGCAGCAAGACAACAATTTAAAATTAATAAAGCATTAGCCATTCAATCTGCTGTAATATCAGGTATTCAAGGTGTTGTTAATGCTTTATCAGCTCAATCAGTTGTTCCTGAGCCATTTGGAACAATTTTAAAAGTTGCAACAGCTGTTTCAGTTGGAATTGCTGCCGCGACAAATGTGGCAAAAATAGCGGCAACTCAATTTACGCTTAATGGTGGAGGAGAAAGTTCAGGAGTTGCTGTACCAGCTTCTCCTTCATCAGCATCGCCAAATGCATCAGGTGCTTTTACTGGAAATGAATTACAAAAAATTGGTTCAACAAATTCATCAAGTACAATAAATAAACCATCAAAAGTTTATGTAATTAGTCAGGATTTAACAAATCAACAAAATTCAGATGCAGTTTT